AAGGCCATTGATGAGATCATGACCAAGCTACGTATGCTGGTGCAGGAGACAGGTGTTGCACTCATTGTAGTCTCGCATCTCAAACGTCCAGAATCCAAGGGACATGAGGAAGGTGCGGCGACAAGCCTTGCACAGTTGCGTGGCTCTGGTAGTATCGCACAGCTATCGGACATGGTGATCGGGCTTGAGCGTAATGGACAGGCTGATGATCCAGATGAAAGGAATACAACAAAGATCAGGGTACTGAAGAACCGATTCAGCGGGATCACTGGCCCTGCATGTAACCTGTTGTACAGTCTCAGCACAGGCAGGATGACTGAGGTGCATGAGGATGATGAGGTAGCGTTGTGAAGTATGTCAACAAGTACTGGAAGAAGTTGCTACAAAACATTGACCTATCCGCTAGGCATGGTGGCGACAGTGCTCGACTTACTTCCAGAGGTATCACCAGTAATGTGTATGAGAATACACTCACTGCTGATGACTTAGAATACTTGTGGCAGAAGCAGGATGGTAAGTGTTACTGGCTACACATAGAGATGAGCCTTGAAGATTTGTTCATCAAGGACTCACCATTTGCAGTGTCTACTGACAGGATGGATTGTAGTCAGGGGTACACACTTGAAAACGTAGTGTTAACAACAAGGTTTGCAAATCGTGGAAGAGGAGCGTATAATGGTGATGAATTTATAAAACGATTGAACGAACTATTCAGGAAGAGAGATGAAGAGATTAGTACTGGACATAGAAACGAACATGCAACACAGCATGATTTGGATTTGTGTAACACAGGATGTTGATACAGGAGAAGTACAGTGTCATACAGAAGCATCAACACTCGCTCCACTGGTAAGGGAGTACGATCAAATCATCGGGCACAACTTAATTGGTTTCGATGCACCAGTGTTGCGGAGAGTCTGGAACATTGGGATACCCAAGTCGAAAGCGGTAGACACGCTGATACTTTCAAGACTTTTGAATCCTGTACAGGACGGTGGACACAGCCTGAAGAACTGGGGTAAACTCCTACACAATAACAAGATAGACTTTGACATTGAGGACTTTGACAATGGACTTACTGAAGACATGCGGACGTACTGTATACAGGATGTTGCGCTTACCTGTGACGTATACAAGTACCTTATGCAGGAGCTTGGTAAGTGGAAGAACTCAGAACAGAGTATACTACTGGAGCACCAAGTCGCAGTCGAGTGCACCAAGCAGGAGCGACAGGGTTTTAAACTGGATGTCCCTAAAACTCAGGTGCTACGTGCTACTTTTGCAGATAGAATGGGAGCTATTGAGGATCAGGTGCAGTCAGTGTTCCCGCCTATTGTTGAGGAGCGTTGGTCTGAGAAAACAGGCAAGCGACTGAAGGACAAGGTGACAGAGTTTAATCTGGCATCAAGGAAGCAGATTGCTGAACGACTACAATCACTTGGTTGGAAACCTGACAAGCATACTGAGAAGGGACAGCCTATTGTAGATGAAGGAACGCTGGAAGACATTGACATACCGGAAGCCAAGCTGATTGCTGAGTACCTGATGCTACAGAAACGTGTCGGTCTTATCGACTCATGGTTAAAACATGTCGATGAAAACACTGATCGTGTACATGGACGTATCATTACTAACGGGACTATTACTGGCAGGATGTCACACCATAGTCCCAACATGGGACAGATTCCATCAGTGACTAAGCCATACGGCAAGGAGATTAGATCATTGTGGACAGTGGACGCAGGACACAGACTGATTGGTACTGATCTTGCAGGGATTGAGCTACGCTGTCTTGCACACTACATGCAGGATGATGAATGGCAGGAGGAATTATTGAATGGCGACATCCATCAGAAGAACGCTGATGCCGCAGGTATCACAAGACCTCAAGCGAAAACACTTATCTATGCAACGCTGTACGGGGCAGGCCCAAGCAAGATTGGCAGTATCGTTGGAGGTGGGGCGAAAGAAGGCAATGAAGTCCTGCATCGTTTTTATTCTCACACCCCTAAGCTCAAGCGACTCATGGAAAAGGTTGCGAAAGTGGCGGCAAAAGGGTATGTGCCGGGCTTGGATGGTAGAAGAATACTGGTGCGTAGTGAACATGCCGCACTTAATTCACTACTACAGGGATGTGGGGCTATTATTGCAAAGCAGTGGTGTGTTGAAGCGCACAAGACCCTACGGCAACAAGGACTATCTGTACAGCAGGTTGCATTTGTGCATGATGAAATTCAGATTGAAGCAGAAGCTACAATTGCTGAACAGGTTGCAGAGATTATGATTAAGTCTGCCGGAGAAGCAGGCAGGGTTCTTGGATTCAGATGTCCGGTGGATGCTGAGTCTAAGATTGGTAATAACTGGTATGAGTGTCATTAATTGTTGACACACTTTTTAAGTATGTTATAATATTATTATACCACCAACAAAGGAGAATGGTATGGAACAAACACAACGTGTAAAGATTAAGGCTGACGTAATGTGGGCTAACCTTGACAAGCCTAACGAAATGTCTGGCAAGTATCAGGTAGACCTCTGCAATCTGTCGGATGCCGCAGTAGGTGCACTGGAATCAATGGGTCTTTCTGTACGTCAGAAGGATGACAAGGGTTACTTTATTACCTGCAAGTCTAACCAACCAATCAAACCATTTGACAAGACTGGCGATGTTCTTGATGGCATCTCAATCGGCAATGGATCAAAGGCAGTAGCCCTGATCGGTTCGTACTCATGGACTTTCAAAAATAAGGAAGGTGTATCACCATCACTCAAGAAGCTGGTCATTGATGAGCTAGTAACCTATGATGATGCTGAGCCTGCGTCAGCACTTGTCGATGACGATGAGATTCTCTAGGTGTTACACGCCCTGATTGACGCAGACATCCTCATCTACCGTATAGGATTTGCAACACAGAATGAGGATGAGTCACAGGCCATACGTACTATGGCAGGATTCTTGGAGGACTTACTCCTCTTTGACCTGCCTAATACACAGACGTGGGAGTTGTTCCTCACAGGGAAAAGCAACTTTCGGTATGAGTATGCAGTGACAGCGGACTACAAGGGCAATCGTAAGGGGGCAGAGAAGCCCACTCATTACCATCTACTACGGGAGTATCTTGTATCCTCTTGGGATGCTCTTGTGGTAGAAGGTATGGAGGCTGACGATATGTTAGCCATCAGAGCTACAGAGCTTGGAGATGACAGCATCATAGTGACACTGGACAAAGACCTCGATCAGGTTTCCGGTTGGCACTACAACTTTGTCAAGAAAACCAAGTACTACATAGCAGAAGATGAAGGGCTTCTCAACTTCTACAAGCAGTTCCTCATTGGAGATGCGGTTGATAACATCAAGGGTGCTAAGGGTATTGGAGAGAAGAAGTCTCACAAGCTACTGGAAGGTAAGACTGAACAGGAAATGTGGGACATTGTAGTTGAGCATCTAGGAATAGATCACGCATGGGAGAATGGGCATCTGCTTTATATGTTACGAACACCAGACGATAGGTTTAAACCGCCGGTATGAAATCACAATCCGCAAAGGCCAAGGGCCGCAAGCTACAACAGGCTGTACGTGATGCCATCCTGCAGAGATTCCCAGACCTAGAGCCTGATGATGTTCGTAGCACTTCAATGGGTGCAGGGGGAGAGGATGTACTTCTTAGTCCTAAAGCTAGGAAGCTCTTCCCCTACTCTGTTGAGTGTAAGAACCTTGCAAAGATTGCAGTATATAATTACTACCAACAGGCAGAAACAAACTGTGGAAAACATGAGCCGCTAGTTGTCATCAAACAGAATCGTTGTAGACCGCTAGCAGTAATAGACTTAGAACATTTCATGCAACTAGTAGGAGACTACAATGAAACTATTTGATGATGAGAATAAAATGTATGTTCACTTGGAAGTACGTAGCTATGGTAAGACACGCAGTCTTAATGCTGAGTATGATGACGATACAGAATGGTGTGAAGTTTTGAATGACTTAGTGTCAACGCTTGAGAGTCAGTGGGGATACTCATTCAACATCCACAAGGAGCATGAGGTAGGTATCTACTATCCGGGAAAGAATGATGACTGATACATACCAAGTAGGGGGAGAACACTACACTTCCAAGTCTGTCCAACCGTGGCAGGCTATGGAGTCATGGATGTCTGAAGAACAATTCAAAGGATTCCTAAGAGGCAACGTAATCAAGTATGTAGCACGTTATGATGAGAAGGGTGGGAAGACTGACCTACAAAAAGCAAAACATTATCTTGACAAATTGATCGAGATGTATTAGAATAGTAGGTTCGCATTATGATAACGCTACAAGAACTTAAAGATAAACTAATGCAGTTGGATGAAGTAACTCTGATGGAATTGTTGGAGATTACTTCTGAAGACTTGGTAAATCGGTTCGCTGATTACATTGAAAATAACTATGAATACTTCTCTGGAGAATTTGATGAGCAAACACCTTGGGATAACGATTGATTATGAAAGAGACTTTCGCCTCAGTGACCAAGCAATTAAACTTATGCAGGACTACTACATGCTTGAGAATGAAGACAGTCCTCAGCAAGCCTTTGCACGTGCTTCAGTGGCTTACTGCAATGGTGACCTTGATCTTGCACAACGCATATACGACTATGCTTCAAAGGGTTGGTTCATGTTCGCTAGCCCTGTTCTATCTAATGCCCCAGAACCGAACGGAAAGATTAGTGGCCTTCCTATTAGTTGTTTCCTTACTTATGTGGGGGACAATCTTGATTCTCTTATTGAGCATAATGGTGAAGTAGCATGGCTTTCCGTAAAGGGCGGTGGTGTGGGTGGGCACTGGGGGGACGTGCGGGGTATCAGCGACAAAGCCCCCGGCCCGATCCCGTTCATGAAAGTAGTGGACGCACAGATGACAGCGTACAAGCAGGGCAAGACAAGGAAGGGGAGCTATGCCGCCTACCTAGACGTAAGCCATCCTGACATCGAGGAGTTTATTAGTTTCAAGGTAGCGACAGGTGGTGACATCAATCGCAAATGTTTTAATCTATTCAACGCAGTGAACATCACTGATGAATTTATGGAGAAAGTAATTAATGATGAACAATGGAATCTTACAGACCCGCATACAGGAATTGTCAGAGATACAGTCCAAGCTCGCAGACTGTGGCAACGAATCCTTGAAGCTCGCTTCAGAACTGGTAGTCCTTACCTTAACTTTATCGACACAGCCAGAAGAGGTTTACCGGAAGCTCAAAGAAAACTTGGACTGTCAATTAATGGCAGTAACCTCTGCAACGAAATCCATCTCGCAACAAGTGAAGAACGCACAGCCGTATGTTGTCTCTCCTCAGTCAACCTTGAACGATACGATGACTGGAAATCAAGCGGAATGGTTGCAGACCTTATCCGATTCTTGGACAACGTGCTTCAATTCTTTATTGACAACGCACCAGAAGAACTATCAAAAGCTGTCTACTCAGCTTA